AGGGAGAAAGGATTATCTACTTTCTTACCAAAACACTCTTCGTAACATTGGGCGTAAACAGCGGTCTGCAAATCGTAAGTCGTTTGTAAGTGGTTAGATGTTTTAAAATCTATAATCCATACTTCATTGTCTATTTCACAAACTAAATCACATGTACCTGCTACTTTAAGTTTGTCTGAAAATAAATGTACTTCTGTTTCTAATAATGTTGGGTTATAGGTTTCCCACCAATCTACAAATCTTAAAAACATTTGCCATACTGTGGGATCATATAATACACCTCCACTTTCAGATAAAAAATTTAATTCTTTACCGTTTAAATAATCTTCTATCATCTCGTGTACTTGAGTACCTTCTTCACCTGCTTTTTTAACTATCCAATCTGCACTGTAACCTACTTTTTTAAGCCAATCTTCAAAGAATTTGCCTTTGGGATAGTAACTTAAGATATAAGTTATAGATGGATAATATTTTCCGTTTCGTCTGTAATATCTAGAATCTGGTAATGTTATTTGTTTAGCGTCTTCAGATATTTCAAGTATACGGTTATACTTTTTCTTTACATTCCTCTTCTTCATATGAGAGATATCTTTTTCTCCATTAAATCATATTGATCTATTGGTTCAGTGTTTTGAATTAGCTTGGTAAAATAGGAAAAACCTAAATCACTTGGATCCTTTCCATCTAATTCTACAAGATAAACTTCTTTACCTTGGTTTAGTAAATATTCGCAATGTTTTAGCGATTGTTTTATAGCGTCAGTATCTAATGCTATGTATATTTTTTTAACAGTTGATTGTACTATTCTTTTTAATAGTGTAGATTGTATGTTTTTACCTAATAATGGTATAGCATTTCGTTTTATTGCTATAGCATCAAATGGACCTTCACATAGTATTAATGGTGAATCCCAGTTTATGAATAATTCAAATGGTATTATATCCCTAGAACATTCTGGATTTCTGTATTTAACAAATGGATCTTGTTCGAATGAACGGCCTGTAAAATAATTTAGTGTACCATCTTTATCATATGAAGGTATAATAACCATATTTTGGTACCTTCCAAAATCACAATACCCAATATTATATTTTATAATATCATCATCTGTAACACCTCTATTCTTTAAATAATAATATGCTTGTTTCCATTTTATAGTTTTGTCATCTGGAAATAGTGGGATAAATTCCTTAGGTAATTCTACTATATTTTCTACTATAACTTCTTCTACATGGCTACCTGTTTTAATAAGTTTACCTAATTCTACAAATTTATCAGATGATACCTTAAGTGCTTTAAATAAACCCCTTATAGTTTTACCTTTTTTACCACAAACCCAGCAATGCCAAGGATTATGTCCTTTTTTATTTTCAGTAAAGTTTATTTCTAGTTTAGGTTTATGGTGATTACAAAATGGACAGTGATATGCTTGATTACCTCGAGCAGTCCTTTTACTTGTTCCTAAAACTGTATTTACTAGATTAACTAGTAGTTCATTAACCATAAGACGGAATATACAAATTATATTTTAAAGATCAAAATCTTTTGTGAAAAACTTACCTAATATATTATCATTAAAAAATTCATCCGGTTTTTCTAATACTTGATATATCATTTGATATTTTACTTCATAGTATGTTAATAGTTTTTTATCTGGGGCTGTTTTTATTACGCTACGTTCAAAATTTTCTATTGGTTCTAATTCCATTACTTCTTTAAGTAATTTATTTGAACCCCAATAATCTTGCCAATTAGATTCTTTTATTGCTAATTTATAAGATGGTTTCCTACCTACTACACCTTCATACATTGCTAGATCTTTCTTAGTTAACTTTACTTTTCTTTGATAGTATAATACTTTTTTACCTATATAAGATTTACCTGTAGGTTTATGTGTTATTCTATAAATGAATCCGTATGTGTTATCTGGGAAATCTGAAATGTTTGATATGGGTTCACCTTGTAATCCTATCCATTTCATATAGTTGTTTTAGTTAATACTATAAGTCTAAGTTTACTAGTATAGTAGTATCTGTTACATTTGAACTTTGCAAAGGTTGAGATAATTTACCTACTGCTACTAGTTGGTTTGCATTATTATATAACCCTACTGTTGTTATATAAGGTTGAAAATATGAGCCCGTTAAAAAATCGTAAACTACCCCACTATTCGCACTGCCTGAAATAGCAGATGGGTTTTGAGTATAAGTATATTCATTTGGACTAAAAGTACATTTATATTGTGATTCATATATTGTCATTGTACTTTGAAAAGAACATGTAATATCATGATCAATTACAAATCTATTTGTATTTGATAATTTATTTTCAGTCATTATAACCATACCCTGTTCATATATTATATCTCCTACTTTAGTACTTCCACTAATTAACCCCCCTTCACCATCATCTGTATAAGTAGCTGCTGCATTAGTATAAGAAAAAGTTCCGGGTTTAATATATTCCCCAAATACATTTGAAGGTATAGACATTACTCCTATAACATCTCCCGAACTTGTAGGGAAAAATCTATCAGCTAGTAAAGTATTAGGTAAATAATTTTCGTAAGAAGGTTGTACCCCATTTTGACCTGTAAGTACACCATCTATTCCTATAGAAGAAGTTAAAACAGGAGAACCATTTTTACCTCTTAAATAGTTTGTGTAATATAATTGTTTAATTGAGTTATATATTAAAGCCTGGGATTGAATTGTTATTTGTCCCGTTGTATCTGATCCAGAAATATAAGTAATGTTTGTTCCCTTAAATCTATCTATACCTACATTAGAAGCAGTAATTGCACTTGCACCCTGAAAAGAAAAAGATTTATTTACTTTAAATGGAGTTAATATAACATCCGATGTTGTTAATGACTTGTAAACACTCATTCATCTTAGAAATCTAATTTAACCCTAATTAAGGCTTCTTTAGTAAAATCTTTAACTAAAGGTCTTGAAAGTTTTGCCACAGCTACACACTCATTAGCATCATTGTACATTCCTACAGTAGTCATATAAACTTGAGGGTTATTAACAAAAGCATCATAAATTACAGCCCCTGTAGAACCTGATATAAATGAAGGATTTGAAGAATAATTAAATTCTGAATTTCTTGCTCTTACAAAAACAAAATCCGAGGCAATTGTTTCTTGAGAATTTACTGTAAAAGCCCCAGCGTCATTTAAACCATCAAATAATAAAAGATTATTTTCTCCATTAGTAACAGCAGAAGAAGCTGTACTAGCATATATTCCAGTTCTTGTTTCTACTGCTTTGGGATTTAATAATATTGTTCCTAATTCAGGAAATAATAAACCATATGATCCAGAATCTGGAGCAAACCCACCCGCAGCATCTGAAACAGCATTACCATTTGATCCCGATACTATTTGAAATACTCTAGAAGAACCCATAAAGGTTTGAATATTAGTATCATTTGAGTTATCTGTTAATTCTAATAAACCTCCTGAACCTGATATTGCTATATTAAAAGTTCCAGGGAATATACTTTCTTTATACCTAGCTCTATCTATAGATAAAACATAAAAATCATCTGGGGTAAGTGTATTATTACCACTTCCATAAATGAATGAAGAGTTTTCATCTTCTAAAATCATGGTTCTATATTGACCATATATTGTCGATGAAGGTGATAAATTTGGGTAAGTATTATTAAAAGCAGTACTTCCACTCCCTTTCATGTTTCCATAAGCTATATCAAATTGTATAGCAGCACCAGCTTCTTCGGATCCCGTTTGATATATAGCTAAATAATAATTTCCGGAAGATCCTCCTTTTTGGGCTGAAGAAGTGAAAAATGAAGTTAATGTTGGTGAATTTGTTGACCATGCTGTAGATTGTACTGCATCGGCACTAACTACAAAATCTTCGGCGTCTAATCTTTTAAATCCCATTTTTTAATTTTTTTATGATCTAGTTGTTTGTGTTATTGTTACTGGAATTGTTATTCTAGCCCCACTATCTAATCCTACTACTGTTAATGTTGTTGATACTGAGGTATTAGTTCCAAATAAAGTATTTACTGTAGTTCCTCTTAAATTAATTTGAGTTCCTATCACTGTTGATGATACATTTGTCCCTAATGTTGTGGTTGAAGTAGTGTTTTGTGCTTGAGCCGCTGCTGACTGTATACCTATTCCCGTAAATGTAGCCATTGTTCTAACATCAGCTATAGTAGCTGAATATCCAGAAGTTTCAAATGCTGAAGCATTACCTAGATAATTTAAAGTTTGAGGGGTAAGTGCCAGTGAAGCTCCTTGTTTTAAGGATATAGATGAAAACCCTAAATCTAATACAGGTAAAACTGCTGTACCTCTTGGTAATGTAGCTAATTTATACTTCATAGTTTGACTTTCATCTGCAAAAGCCTCTAATAAAGGCATATTATCTATTGCTTCTCCATAAAAGGCAGAACCTGAATTATTAGTTGGATTATAAAGTGTGTAATCTATTTCATCATCTGCTAATGCGAATTGTGTGATCCTAAAAGAACCGTCATTTTGAGCTAATAGTTGTCTGCCCTTTTTTGTAAGAATAGCATCAACTGTTACTACTTGATTATTTAAATATCCCATTTGTGTTTAATTATATGTTATAAATATGTGTTCTATTAATTTCC